TACAAAATCACCACCGATCCAAATGAGCTTTCTCTGTTACAACAGGCACTAGAAGCTTCAGGGTTATTGGCGCAACTGCGACTTTTGTTTTCTGGACAACCACTAAATGCTTTTAAACAACAAATCAAAGGGCGTCGAATCAGCAGCGAAGAGGCGGACCAGCGCAATGTAGTGGAAGAAGGTACGCCCGTCCTAAAAAATGAACAAGTCCTTGAGACGCCCAATCAAGAAACTGAGGCGGAAACGATGGAAACCAGTGATTCTGACAAACAAGAAGCGAAAAGCGCAGCAACTGAGGCGACGTTTTCAGAAGAACTGGAACGCAATAGTCATGATGGCCAAGCAAAAGCTGGGAGTGAGGCACAAGAGGCAGCTCCTGCTGCTCATTCTTTGTCGATCGAAGCGTATGAAACCCAGGAGAAAGAAAAGAAAACCACGGCATCAAAGACAGCACGACAAGCATTGAAAGAATCAATCCATGCCAAAGAAGGGCTGATCGTTCATCGACCACCCGTCGATTTAGAAAAAGCGACTGAAGCCCAACAGCGTTTGCAGCCGTTGCTGCCGATCGTAGAGTCATTGATCAAGCAAACCCAAGAAGTATTGGAAAATGAACAAGCTTCGGCATACAGTAAAGGTAAGTACAGCGGCACACGCTTTGATGCCAGCAAGGTTGCGTATCAAGATTTCCGGACCTTTGACAAGAAGAATCCACCTCATGAACAGCCTTCCTTAGCTCTTGCTTTGCGCATCGATGAATCGGGTTCGATGATTCGAGAAGATCGGATATTGTATGCGCAACAGGCGGTCTTAGCGGTGAATGCTTTTGCCGAACGTTTATCTTTGCCATTGATGATCTATGGCGATACAGCAGACGTGACCGCTCGTGAAAAAACCTCGCTTTTTGCATACAAAGAATTTAATGAAGGCTTTGAATTTGTGCCAGAGAAACTCATGACAATGAAGCCTCGGCAAAATAACCGTGATGGAGCTGTCTTGCGCGTGCTAGCTGAAAAGCTCGCTCATCAGCCGGCAACCACTAAATTACTCTTGAATATCAGTGATGGCCAGCCAAAAGCTCTTCCTGATTATACAGGGGGAAAAGCCAAAGAAGATATTCAGCAGGTGATCGCTGACTATGAACGACAAGGGGTGCTGTTTCTTGCAGCTGCTATTGGGCAAGACAAAGAGGTGATCAAAGCGATTTATGGGGAAGAACGCTTTATTGATCTTTCCAATCTAACAGAATTTCCGCAGCGTTTGTTGCAGCTACTGACAAGGTATCTGTAAACGTCGATAGCTAAAGGGAAAAGAGTGTGGACTGCATGCCGCACTCTTTTTTTGATCATAATTATATTATGTAAACAAGATGATATTTTTCTAAATTTGGATAGTTCTGTAAAATAGACGCCAAAAGGAGAGATATCATGAACAAATGGCGGTACTTCTACTATCCTTGCCAATTCGGCTGGCACGCGGCTCTTCGTAGGCGCAGATTGCTGATGAGTGGTGTATTGGCGATTCTTCTACTGATCATCGCCATCTTTGCAGAGCATTGGCTAGTGTTTTTTCATCAATGGCTACAATATGAAACAAATAGCAGTGAGAATCAGATGGATCTCACATATGCCAGTTGGCTTTTCTTTTTGCAATTGCTGCGCTTCGTACTTAGCATTCTAGCTATAGGCTTGATCGCCACCTTTTTATGGCACTGCAATCACATGTATCGTTTTCATTTGATGGGGGAGGAGCAGCAATCCCTGAGTATTCGGTTGTTGTTAGGACAGTCTCCGTTGGTGGTCACCTTAGAAGAGCTTTTCTTTGTAGGCATTCAAAGCATTGTTATTGGTTTGATAGGGCTTGTCAGCGGTTTGTGGCTTAGTCAAAAAGCACTGCAGGATATTTTTCATTTCTTTCATCTTCCCGCAGGCTTTACTTTTGAATTTCCCTTTAAAGGTCTATTAATCACGCAACTTGGTGTGCTCTTGCTGCTTTTTTTGTTACGATTCCGCGGTACAAAGAGGACGGTTGAAGAGATTCTCGGTAACGGATGCCCGAATGAGTGAGGGGATGATAGGTTGCTTTTATTTCCCTCTTTTAAAATGCGAACATATGTTTTATAATAGGTGAAACAAGATAAAGGTCGTGAATTTGTGAAGACATCCTTAACTTTAGAAATGGAAGAGGCACTTTATTATTATTGTCGTGAAAACAGTGATATTGTGGTAGAAGAGGTAGTCATGCCAGATGATCACGGCATCGTGGATACTTTGAGTTGTCGCTTGACGACTGAAAATACATTTGAATGGCGTTGCTACGAACTCAAAGTTAGTTTGGCAGATTTTCGCTCAAAAGCAAAACTATCCTTTATTGGGAATTATAATTATTTTGTCTTACCCAAGTCATTGTATGAAAAAGTCAAAGATCAGATTGCACCTACAATTGGTGTTTTGGTCTATCATGCATTTTTTGAAAAAGAAACGGGCAGCAAAGGGTATTTCAGTGTCGAAAAGAAACCCCAACGGCAAGAGCTGCAGGTTCCAGAAAATGGCTTATTGTTTCGGTTGATTTCGGCACAAGCGAGAGAAGTCGGCAAAGCAAAACAGACTGCTCGAGGATTGCGGGTATTTTCAACAGAACGTTTGTACCAAGAACTGAAGAAACGCCAGCCTGAGTATGACTTGTTCGGTGGTGGAGTCAATTACTATGATCGATTTATTGAAGATACTCAGCTGCAAGCGATCGAAGCCTTGAAAGAAGAATTGGCCGCTACGAGAGCAGCCTATGAAGCGCTGGAAAAACGTTTTTTATCAGGCGAGTAAGAAGGAGAGAAGAAGATGTACTTCCCGTATATTCGTGGAAAACAATTTGATTTATTGGCGTTGAAAGCACTGTTGGAACAAGATCGCTTGTCAGAAGCGATCCAGCCGATCATTGAACCGGTCAAGCAATCAAAAACGTTTTGGACGACCATTGACCTGTTTCAAAGGAAGCAGCATCCTTTTTATCTTGTTCGCAATCCACAGGCTGGGGCTTTTCTGACTGCAGAGGGGTTAGCAGAGTTGCAAAATGTTGCTACCCCTAAAGCAATGATCGTAGATCGACCCATTGAAACAGTGGAAGAAACGCCTGATCTTTGGATCGTTCATCAAGCGGACCAAGCACTCGCTAGTGATTGGCGGGAAAATACACTGCCGGTGCTGGTAGGCAAAGAGTTTCGTTTGTTAAATAAAATCAACGGACCGAAACTACTGATGGAAGATCCGTTTACCCGTTTACCTAAAAATAGTTTTTATACAGAATGTCCGGACGAAGGGTTTTCAAAAACCCATCATCTTTATCAAAAATTGGGTTATGCTGGGTTTAGTGATTTTTCTGTCGATAGCAAAATTTATTATGAGCACAGTTATCCCTCAAAGCGGTTGGTTTTGCATTGGATCTATCCGACAACTGAGCAAGATTTGCGAATCGTTCACTTATTTTCTGAGGAAGAATTACCAAATCAGAAAGAAAAGTTTTTCGAAGTCATGGAAGCTTTGTTACAGCATGAAGAAGAGTATCCTACACAAACAGCTGGGCTGCAGCTATTAATTGCTGCCTATCAGCAAAGGTCGTTTCCAGGTATGGGCGTTATTCGGAAAGCTGCGGTTATGAATCACTTGGAACTCGTCAGTCGTCTTATTTAGTCTCTATACGTATACGATGGTAAGCTCTAACAAAATACTGCCATTTATTGTACAAAACACCTTGATTGCACCCATTGTTTTCAGGATAGTGATAAAATCAGGGAAAAGGAGTTGGCGCTCGTGGGAACAAAAGATAGAGAATATTATCGAAATGAAGGAAAAGAATTTGAAAAAAATAAGAAAAACCTGCTTATTCGACGTTTAAATCAACTAATCATTGTTTTGGTCGTTTTGATCATTGTCTTTTCGGCGATCCTGTATTACATAGTTTGAAACTTTCCGTAGCTGTCATTGCTTTATTAGCAGCAACAAAAAGAAAATTGTACTTAGATGACTGTGATCCCTTGATTAGGACTCGCTATGGGAATTGGATCCGTTTAGGTGAAAACTGAACGCAACTCAACTTTTCTTGTTTATCGTTGCTGGTTTGCCTGTGATCAAGATTCCCATTAGGCTATTTAGTTAGCACAAATTTGGCTGGGTTATGTACGAATCATTACTGATAAAATCGTGAACAGCGATTCATTAAGCATTGAGTGATTCATTGAGATTGGCCAGCAGCTGCAAACTATCTTTGAATTCAAAGATTCAAGGATCAACAAGATCAAATACAGACAAAGGTACAGATATAATTTGTCAATTGATTTTCTTGTCAGTCGTAAAATAAACAAAAATCCTAAACTATCGCTTAAATAACCGTTTTTTTGGATTATGCTGCTAATTAGGTTAATGTGAAGGAAATAATCATGAATAAGAGAGAGGAGAGTCGCACAATTACTAGCTAAATACGGTGTTCAAAAAATTTTTTATTTTAGTTTACATAATATATATTATACAAAGTTAATAGTTAAAATCTAAAGGCTAATAAGCTTATTTTTTTTGCTCTTTTTAGCCCTCTCTACGTTATTTAATATATTTGTAACATTTCTAGCACTGTTTTTAGTGCCGATTAATCCAATTTTTTATATTCTCCCAAGAACTTAATTCTGGATCTTCTTCACTAACTTCTAAGATTCTTTTCAAACCCGCCAAACTTCCTAATACAAATATAGCAATTATAAGTGTCGTCATTTGTAAACCTCCAAATAAGCTTATATGACTATTATATCAATTAATTAAAAAATTGTTGCTTTTTTTCATTGTTATATTGAATTATTGATCCAGCTGTCTGCAACCATTGATTAGTTGCTTGCTGTTTACTAAATGATTTTTTCTCTTGTATATAAGAAATCATGTCAGTTTTGAGTTGATTTCTAAAATCATCTTTATTAGCAAACTCTAGAGCCATTTGCAACTGGTGGTCACTCATTTGTGATTTGCCTTTCTCGATGATATAATCATTAAAGAGTTTATCATCTGAACCGAGCGAGATATACAGAGTTGCTAGTGAAGCAAGCACTTGCTTGTCAATCCAGTCCTTTGTACGAAGAACACTTTTATCGGGAGCTTGTAGAGAGAGCTTAATTTTGCCAATATTATTGAGAAATTTATCCCACCATCTAGTGTTTTTCCATCTTGCTCTGTTCGTATCATTCCCCTTAACTTTAAACGCAATATAGCGATTCAACAAACCTCTAAGAAAATCACCCAAATCCATATCGTTATTAACAATTACATCTAAAGCGGCTTTTGCGCGATCACCACGAAGCTGAACCTCAGAACGAACCCATGTTTTAATATCCTCGTGAAAATATTTACCCCTTTGCAACCGTTCATAGTACTTATCATAAAAGCGAAATATCACTTCTGATTGCCCAAAATATAATGTTTGACCCTCAGTCTGACCAGTTTCAAGATTTATCTTTTCAAAATTTCTGCCATGCTTAAAACGACTTGCTACACAACCGTTTCTCATACATAATTCTAACTGGTGTATCGTAAATATGTTGTTAAAATCATCAATCGCAATATCTAATCGAGTTACATTTGCTTTTTCTTCAAGTACAAACTCAAAAACTTCTATCCATGTCCATTTAGTGTGTTCAAACAATTCCTCGAATTGACGACAACCTTGACCCCCTAAATTTAACCATATACCCATTGAATCGTTATGGCCTTCAAAATAAAACTCTATATTATCCCATATTGCTGATTTTAAATAACCATTTATCCCCTTTTCTTTTACTGTAAATTCCTCTAAAGGGAACCGAAAAAGTGCTGCAAGTTCTTGCCAATTTCTTGCAGAGAAAAAAGTGCAACTAAACCAGTCTACGCAAGCGATTGGGGATTTTGGGCATGTATCGACAACCCCCCTGTTAGAAACGGGGGTTGATTTTTCTGTCCCATCATACATAAGCGATTACCTCACCTTTTAAGATAACACGCTCAATAGATTTTATAAAATAATGAGGAACATTTGAGGTGCCTTTACAACTAATACCAAGTTTAACACGAACTTTATCGTGCCTTTTGAACTTTGATAGATCAATCTTATAATTTACAAGATAATGAAGTTCTGCATTTGAATCGGGATCACACAAGACTAATAATTGTACTTTTCTTTTATACATTTCTTGGATAGAAATCCGTTTAATAATCATATAATCATGTTCAACAAACATAGACTTACCTCTTTCATTTTGATATGTGTCTAGAAAGAAAGACAAAAAATCAGCTCCCCACCCCCTCGTTCTCGAGGGGCACCCCTCGGCGGGAGCCAGCTTCTCCGGTATGGTAATACCGAAGAAGACATTCAAGGGTTTAGGGTTCTGTTTGCAGTAGTCAAGGCATAAATTCCCTACGGTCAGACATTTATACTTGACTACGCCGTATCTACACTTCTATTGTTCGTTTTTTGATAAAATATTAGGAACGCTGCTTTCATAAATATTCGGTTATGACTAACCTTTTAAAGACACCTGGTCTCTTTAAAGTTCGTTTTTAGTAAAGATAAGGTTACTTAGTTACTAACATTACATTCGTGTTTGGATTACTTTTTTCTTCTAATGCTTGTTGAGATAAAGTCTTGATAACAGCATAGGAATCGTAAAGCATTCTTAAATCGTCTGTTTGAATAAATGACGTTGTGCGTAAGCGGTGCAATTGCTTCTTGTCATCTGGTTTATCTATGTTATGAGAAAACTCGTCAGCGTCATAGAAACGCCCTCTAGTGTAACGCCCCATAATTGTATTGCAGACACAAACCTCAAAAGTCTGCTCACGCAGTGCCTTAGAAACACGTGTAAAGACTTGAGATGTTCCTAGTATCTTGATATGCTGCTTTCTTTGTTGAGTAACAACTGCAAGGACATCACGAGAAACTTTTGAGAAGCTATCAAAATCATTCTGGATCTCGTCCCACAAAATAAGAACGCCACTCGCTTCTGCTTCTTTCGCCTTAAGTACGGCATTCGCAATATCAGCTAAACTTTTCAAAGGCTCATTCTCATAAACATATCCAAAGTTGCTACAAATATATAAATCAGGATATTCCTCACGGTACCGTTCAGCTTCATGAACTAAGGTCATTGTTTTCCCTGCACCTTGACGACCAGTAAACAAAGTAAGACCATACTCTTTAAAAGGTTTAATCCCCATTTTTCGCAACTCCCTATAATGTTTATAGTCAATTCCCTTATACTTGATAAACTCGAACATTTTCATACTTTTAAACCCTCCAATGGTTTCAACTTCTTAATTTGACAACTAATATCCTATTGTCGATAAAGGTGCAGAAATGCTTGCCACGCTAAAGCGTGGACTGCATTTCCTGCCCCTCTTTATCCGCCTATAAAAGGAATCTTCTTGTATACAAAATTAAATATCTTTAAAATAAATTGAACGTTTTGAACAGCAATTAAAACGCCAAGAGCTGCTATCAACGTACCAATAGGGAAAAAATAATTTGCTAAACCCAACATTTCTCTAAAAGCTGTAGTATCAGGTAATGAAATATCAAATTTAATTTCAGGGATCAAAGAAATCAACAAATCAACAGCCCCGAAAATCAGCTTAAAAAGTAACTCAATTATCATTGATTAAATCCCCATTTCCTGTAATTTTCCGATAAATGTAGATTGCTACTGACATCCAAATACTAAGAGCCATAACGGTTCTAAAACGAACAACTACCCAATCAATGTTAGAAAAATCAGGATTGAATTTAGCGCCCATAATATCTATTGAAACAACTTTTTTAAAATCTTGGTCAATCGGCTGAACAACTTCCTTAACTTGATTCCCCAATGACAAGAAACTACCAAATTTGATATCAATTTTAGATTTAACTGTTCCAAACCCAGTATCAAGAAAATCTAAATTTTCAGGAACAATTAGTTTAATAATTTGATTGATTAAATCACCAAGTAAATCTAAAATCTCCCCTACAACATCTGTTAACCCAGTAATAGCTGTACTAATGATTTCACCCAATGTTTTGATTAATTGACTTAGAAAATCCCAAATGTTCGTACCAGCTTCATTGACTATATTGCCAAAATTCAATCCATCTAACATTTGTTGCAATCTATTAAAATCAAATGGTGGAACAACTACACTCACATTGTTAGGCGGCTTACTATAAATCATTCTTAACCAATCAATAATGATTAATAAAGAATCGTTAGCAATTAATAGATTATCGTTAATCTCTATGACAAAATCTCTTGTCTTAGTCATTTCATCAATAAAGAAATATATCAATCGATATAGCATTGAATCTTTATTATCCATGTTATAAATCATATCGAAATAGCTTTCTAATTGATTGAATCGTTTATCGTATGCTTGCCAAAAAAATCCACCATCTGTAAAATACATATCAAATTGAGCTTGAATATTGGATTTTAGTTGGTTAATTACTGAAGTGACATCTGATAAATTCGAATTAATATTAGTTGTCACAGACTTCATAAGTTTTACCGCATCACCATCATCTTCAAGTACTGAACTAGAATAATCTTTTGACTTCCAAGTATTATGAAGACCAGTTATAGCAGTTATTATCCCAACATCCGACCATATACTTCCTATTGAATTAGTATTGGATATTAGTTTATCCATCTTGGAATTCAATGAACCGAAATAATTCCAAAGTGTAGCAAAATTATTTGTGGTTTGATCTTTATGAAGGTTTACAGCCGTAATAAGTGTGCTCATTCGAGTATTATTGATATCTAATTTATCATTATTTGAATCCAATTTTTTATTTGTATCCTGAAAGTAGCTAAATATAGTAGACATAGCGTCTTTTGTTTGGTCTTTATGGGTATTCATTGAGGTTAACATTGAACTAAGATAAATATTAGTATTGGTCATTTTTTTATTTATATCATCTAAAAAATTAAAAACACTTGTAAAATTTGTAGTAGTCTGATCTTTATGGTCATTCATAGAAGTGAGCAAGGCCGATTGATACGTCAAAATATTTGCGTTTTTTTTGTTGATTTCATCTAGATAGTTTGATAGAGTAGCAAAATTATTTGTAGTTTGATCCTTATGGGTGTTCATTGAAGTTAACAACGCCGAAGAAAATGTAATAAGATTACCATTTTTCTTATTAATTTCATCCAAATAACTCACTACATTTGAAAAATTAGTTGTGGTTTGGTCTTTATGTGTATTCATTGATTTCAGCAATGCAGAACTATTTGCATTCTCAGCTTCTAATTTCTTATTAATTTCAGTAAGATAACTAAAAGTACTAGAAAAATTTGCCGTCGTTTGGTCTTTGTGTGTATTCATAGAATTTAATATTGCAGACAAGTAAATATCAGTATTGGCTAATTTTGATTCTAGTGTACCGACTCTACTAGAAACAGAATTTATAGTATTTATATTGTTGGCAGTAGAAACTTTCAAATTAGCTACATCTGATTTTAAAGCGTCCCTATCTTTAAAAAGATTATTAATATTAGTATCTACACCTGATTTCCATGATTCTAAAGTAGATATTCTAGAAAAGGCATTACTTATTTGCGTTCTTTGAGAAGAAACTGAAGAATTCAAATTTGTGATAGAACTACTTAAATCCGTTCTGACATCATCAACACGAGCATTTGTTGTATAAATAGAATTCTGTATTGCAGGAACCAAAGCTTTAACGTCAGTAGACCAATTTCCAGACAATGACCAACCGTTAAAAGCTCCGTTAACGTACCAAATACCATTATCAGAAGTGAATTTTTTGAAAAATGAATTATCCCAAATTGCTGAAAACAATGTTATGCCAGGATATGAACTTTGTTCTTGAGACTCTTCTTCGACAGGAATACCTTCTTGATTTCTATTGAAGTCTTTAATAACCCAATCGTTCCTAAACTCCTGATAATAACTAGTATCTTCTTGGCTGTCATCTAAGCTATTTTGAATACTTTCTTCGCTACTTTCTTCACTGACAGAGGTACTTGTGCTTTCTTCTTGTTGAATACTACTAGAACTATCCAAAGTGCTACTTTCAGAATCAAAAGTGCTATTGCTACCTGAAACGTCAATAAAGCTACCTGAATCAAGTAATACGTCAGAACTTGAACTATCGGCATAAACGTAATGACCACGATAGCAAAAGCTAAGAATAAAAAAACTATACCTACCCATTTACCAATTTTCTTTGCATTTATCATTTGTTTTCCTCCTTAGTAGAAATAAAAAAGACTGGCTAACTAAGCCAGCCTCTACGCCGTTAAATCGATAAAACTATTAACCCTTGTTCATCATTGATTTGACAAGTCCAAAGCCTTTTTTCGCTACCCAAGTAACAGAAAAGACACCCACACCAGCACCAATTGCAACTGGGACAACCGCAGTAACCGCAGTGATTACTGGTTCAAACATTTCAGCTGTAAACATCTTCATTCCTCCATTTTTTAATTTTTTAAGCAAATGCACTATCGAATAATTTTGTTAAACCTTTGTAGGCTAGAAAAGCGGGAACAAAAGCAAGAAAAAATACGATTAATGTTAAATCGGTAAAATGACTAACTTCTTGTTCCTGTTGTTGTTCCTCACTGACTTCCAAACTTTCGACAAGCACATTTAGCTTATTACTAATTTCAGAAAGAGAAGACTTTTGCTCAGTCTGGTCTAATTCGTCAAGCGCAGTCATTATTTGAGTTCTAAACTCATTAGATACTGTACTTTCCTGATTTTGTGATTCAAAGAATGATTCAATTTTTGAAAATCTTTCTTCTGCCAGTTTTTCCGAAGCAATTTCTTTCTCTTTGGCTTGTTGCTCTTTTAGAGCGACTTCTTCTTGATTCTTAGCTTCTTGTAAAGCTTCCGCTTCACGCTCCTTAGACTGCCTTTCTTGTTCGTCAGAAAGCGTCTTATTCAAGGTTTTCAATTCAACTAGAATCGCTTGTAAGGCTTCCTGCTCGTTCATATTAGGCAGCAGTAACAGATAAGCAATTTAAGTTAGTGCTATATCCACGACGGTCAGCTTTTAAAACAACTTTGCATTTTGCACCTTCACCACAACCGATTGTAAGATTTTCATCTGCAAAAAATTCTAAACGCTGAAAATTTTTCGTATCGATCAAGTGAATAACAGTATAAGGATTACCTGATTTTGAAACTTTTTCTTCTTTTTTCTCAAAAATTAAATCTGAATTACTGACAAACATATGACAACCTCCTTTTTGTTAACTGAACTCAGTTACATTTTAATTATATCTTAACATTTGTATATATCAACTAAACTCAGTTGATTTTATGTGTTATAATACTATAAAATTCTAGGAGGTTAATTATGGTTAATAAGAATGAACAAAACAAGATTATAGTTAATAGAATATTAGAATTAATGAACGAAAGAAATTTGAATATAAATCAATTGGCAAAGCTATCTAATATAAGACAATCTACTGTAAGCAACATTTTTAATGCGGGTAATATACCTACTATACCAACACTTATAATGATTTGTGAGGGACTAGAAATAACGTTGCACGAATTTTTCGATATAGAAGAATACAATAAAAAAGAAGCCCTTTTACAGGCTTCTGATAGATAACAATTTATATATTATACAAAGTTACATTCAAAAAAGGGTTCGTGCCATTCTAAATAGTTCAAGACAATTTTGTATCATTTTACCTCCCTCCGAATGACTTTTATCAGTAGATTGTCGCTAATGCACCTAAAATTCAATTAAAACTAAGAATTTCTTGTTTTACATGTTCTTCAGATTCTTTTTTTGATTTGCTGATTAACAGATTGATAACTGTCTGGTAGCAAGTTACTTGCGGATTCGTCTTTTTTATCTCAGCAAATACAGATTCAAGCTATCAGCCTTGATTCACGAACCAATCGGTTTGATTGTATGCTATAATCATTTTGAAAATCTTTGAGCTTTTTTCTCAAATTTTATTCATATACAGCCAATCCGTTTCAAAGTTCTTACACTAGTGCTTAGATGTTGCAAATACTGACAAATATCCGTTACATGATTCTATAAAAAAGAACCCTAAAATTATGTAGATAACTTAGGGCATTTCGTTATTTAATATAATTGTAATGTTCGTAGGTCACCATAAACGTCCATATTCTGCTAAAAAAGCCTGAATAAAGCGCCGTTGATCATTCCTTGGAATTACTAGAACCATGGCAAGTAAAATCAAACCAGCAGCTATCCAGAAGCTTATTTTTCCATTTCGTTGACTGGTGAACGGACTTTGCTTCAAATTGCCACTGTCAGGATGAAATACATAATCATGCTGAATGATATGAGCAAAATAATTTCTACCCCTAAGCCTAACCATAATCGCTCATTGTTTATTATTGTCATTTTATCACCTCACCTCATTTTACTATTAATGAGGTGCAGACCACTGATTTGCCTGGTTTGCAACTTTTTTCCATTTGTAGAATTAATACCCGATAAAAGCAATTTCATAAGTATGGCTGACAATTCCTAAAAAGGAGAATAAAAATGAAAACGAATAATCAATTAAAGCTAGCCTTTTTACCAAAGCTATGGGCGTCACTCCTCTACTTACTTTTCGTGTTCACAGCCCTTTTCCTCTATTTATCAAAGTACTTGGACATTTCTTTCTTTACTTCGAGGTATGCTGACTTTTATCTTCATATCTCCAATTTTTCGATTAGTTTGATTATTGGCTTACTGGGGTACTTTTGGCTTCTCGTAGGTGCGCCATTTAAAGCCGTCACGCTATTGACCCTGCTCTTACTCATTGCCAATCTATTGAGCGAGACTGTCTTTGGCTTTATGAACACCCCTGATCGAATCGATTTACTTTTTGGTATTGCAGGAACGCTCATCGCATATTTTACTTTGGCAATGATCAAAAGACACGGTTTAGTCAAGAATCAATCGTTTTGATTTAAACAGTCATGACTTCTCCTTATATGATCCCCTCGTTACTTAGGTCTAACCTATTTTTTTGGGAAAAGAAACACCTTGCTGCAGTTATTTAGCCGCAAAAAAGCACTCAATAAAGGGAGTGCTTTTTTGCGTTTCCATTGGCGATACTTTCGTATGGCTAGTCACTTGGCAGCCAATACAATGGACTTAGCTGTAGATTTTCCCAATACGGGTTGTGAAACCCTATCAAATAGTGCAAAGCTAAATACCCGAAAATCATAAAGCCAAATGACAAAGTCACGATCCGTCCCCAACGTGGTATTTCTTTGATAAATAAACCTAGCATACATATCAATAAGGGAAACGAATAATTAAACAGTAAATTACTTCTAATATTTTGGTTCAGAGGATCCTTCATTATTTTGTCATTTAAGCCCCAACTTATGCCGACGATCACAAACATAAGCGCCAGAATAGTCAATCGTTTGCGATCAAAAAGCCACTGTTCTTTATCTTTCCTACTTGCAAAGTAGATCGTAAGCAGGACCACGATTAATCCAGACATACTATTCTCCTTTTTCGCCAGCTATTTTCCAAATCGTTCATCGTCGCTTCAGGATAAATTATAACAGATATAGTGCAAAAAAACGATACCCACCACTAGCCCCTTGTTTGATGCCCTTTTTAGATGTTTCATAGAAGAATCAGAAATTTAAAAATCTGTTCGCTTTACAAAAGAGAACGTATGTTTGTATTATATAGATAAGAGGTGATTGCTATGGGTATGCTACAACCATATGAAGATCGAAAAAAGCTAAAGTGGCAAGGATTCTTTTTATCTGAGCATACAACTGAAATTGAAGAGGAACCGACACGTAAGTTTGATTGTCCACCTAAGCCGTCACTCACAACGGAAGAAATCAATCAGTGTTTATTTGAAGCCATGAAAAAGAACCTAACTGTGGCGATCCAACGAGAAGAAGTTAATGAAGAAGGCGGCTATCCTCCAGATATTATCGGGAAAATCAGCGGTTATGACCCATTAGGTATTTATTTGACGGGAGAAACAACGGAAAAAATCCATTATGATGAGATTCGTCACGTTGCTTTTTATGAAGAGAAAAAATGGTTTGATCTCAACGAATGATCCGCTTTTTACTACTTACTAAAGGAGGAATACCTGATGGAAACACAAAAAGGATCTGTCTCAAAAATAAGAATCGTCTCCTTTGCCCCCTCCCCTTTGGTCCGCTTTACACTAGGTACCACCAACTGTTTGATTGCGAAACACAGTTTGAATTTTTTAGGGGATGTTGATGACGGTATGTTTCTAACCGTGGGCGGCTATTGGAATAAGCGCCGTCAATTCGTGGTGCAAAAGTATACGGTGTACGGCAAAACGAAAATCATGTTGGATATCGATGCCTATCGACAAAAAACAGTAAAGGCGGGTTCATTATGAGAGCAAGAGACCTCTTGACAGCACTGACAACGTCGTCGAGTGCAGCAGATTACCAAGGAATTTATTTAACTTACAAAGAAAACCTGATTCCTTTTACGACGATCGCCCAAGATAGCCATAACCAATTGATTTTATTTTTTGAACCAAAAAAACCCGCTCTGACGCTGAAAGAATTATATACACAGCTAATGCTGCATAAGAATTTGGACTTACTCTATTGGGATGGCGAGTCACGTCAAAAAGTTCTAGGGTTTCGTGAACAAGAAGAAAAGATCATTCTTTAGTCCCCTCGCCTATTTTTGGCACACAACAAGTGTCGAAAATCTCGGCAAAACGAAGAAAATAAAGTATACTTTGTGTAAAGACTAAAGGAGTATATCATGAAAAATCAAAAGATCACCCAAATGAGTTTCGCGAAAGTCTATCCCCTATATATTGCCAAAGCAGAGCGGAAAAATCGAACAAAAGAAGAAGTGGATCAGATTATTACCTGGCTGACCGGTTATGACCAAGAAACGCTGCAACAGATGAATGAAGAGCTTTCTTTTGAACGTTTTTTTAGTCAAGCCCCTCAGCTCAATCCCGCACGAAAGCAGATCACTGGTGTCATTTGCGGCATTCGGGTAGAAGAGATCGAAGAGCCAATGGTCCAAGAAATTCGTTATCTAGATAAACTGATCGATGAACTGGCGAAAGGAAAAGCCATGACGAAAATTCTGCGCTCTGCTGAATGAGGCGATTTTTTTCGAGTTGCTATTTAAGAATCAACGCTTTATACTTGAAATACCTTGGCAGGGGCAAATCATTGCTCAAAACACAGTGGGAAAACACCCCACTGTGTTTTTTTATACTGACTTTCTTGACGGTAGCTTTCAACCAGACAGGCGTTCTTAGCTTAGTTCAACCATTTAGCATGTAGTGCCCAGTGGAATTGGCCGACTTTTCGTGAAAACACAAGGACATTGTCTACGTCCCTCTTCTTTACTCAACAAGACTCTCTTAACACGTACAAAAAAGCACTCCTCTTAAAGAAAGGAGTGCTAACTTTTACTTTTTCAATTCTTTGATCTGTTCTTTTCGCTTCAAATACGCCAGTTCTTTTTCCATTTTACGATAGCGGGCGAAAGCTTCTTCTGAAAGTTCACCGGCAGCAATGGCCGCTTTGACCGCGCATTTCGGTTCTGTTTCATGACGACAGTCTCTGAAAAAACAACCTTCAGCATACTGGCTGATCGCTTCAAAGGATTGGTCGATCGAAGCTGACCGGACGGTACTGATGCCAACTTCCCGCATGCCAGGAGTATCAATGATCATTGCGCCAGAGGACAGAGTGAACAACTGGCGACTCGTCGTCGTGTGTCGTCCTCGACTATCCTCTCGTATGTCATTGGTTTTTTGAACGTCTTACGCCATAAGCTGATTTAATAAGCTGGACTTTCCGACCCCAGATGAACCGATAAATGCGCTGATCTGTCCGTCAGAAAAATACGTTTCCATCAGCAATTCGTTTGGTTCAAAAATGGACGTAGCAAATGTTTTCACACCAAATGCATCGTTTAATGCTTGCAGCAGCTCTGCTTTTTTATCAGCAGTAACTTGATCGGCTTTGGTCAAGAGAATCACCGGATTAGCCCCACTGTCCCAAGCGATCGTTACAAAGCGCTCTAACCGAGCCAAATTGAATTCTTCATTGGCACTAGTTGCAATAAAAACTGTGTCGATGTTCGCCGCAATGCCTTGCTCGTCCGTGCGATTTCCAGCTACTTTTCGTTGTAAAAAACTTTTTCGTGGCAGCAAAGCATCAATCAAGAAATGATCTTGATCGTACACCTGTCCTTG